AGATGGGGGTACATAGGGTGGGGAATCGGCGTTCGAAATAAAAGGCCGTTGGCCTGGGGTTTCCAAATGGAAATAATCTCGCAAAAAGCTGTCACCGAACACACACCGAACACGGGCCATAAACATACAGGTCAGAGCTAATTGCATCTTGCCTCGTAATGAAAAGGTCGTGGGTTCGATTCCCACAGGCGGCTCCACCAAAACCCCAGCTCACACGTATTTTGAGCTGGGGTTTTGGTGGAGCCGCCTGTGGGAATTGAACCCACGACCTTTTCATTACGAGGCAAGATGTAATTAGCTCTGACCTGCATGTTTGTGGCCCATGTTCGGTGTGTGTTCGGTGACAGCTTTTTGCGAGATTATTTCCATTTGGAAACCCCAGGCCAACGGCCTTTTATTTCGAACGCCGATTCCCCACCCTATATACCCCCATCTTGATTATACACGACTAGCCGTGTATAATGGTTCTTGTGAGCAGGAAACGCTCACAGTTGAAAATTCAATAGTGGAAGGGAGGTGAGGCCCATGGAATGGCCCGCCATTCTCAGCCTGGTACTGGGGATTCTTGGAGCCTACGGCACACTAGAGCGAATCGCTCTGTGGCTCATCAGGAAATCCAAGCCCTGGCGCTACCGAGGCCGGCACCGCCGACGGTGACCCTCTCGGTTCAGGAAGCGCGAACCATCCTGAACCGGGGGCCACCCCCACCACCCTACCGCACGGATCAGAAGAAAGGAGTCCATCATGACCAAACGACATATCGTGTTCTACTACGTCGTACTACCCGGCACGGCAGTGCTGCTCCCCCTCGTGGGGGGGCGGCTTTGGAGCAGCGCGCTACTGCTCGCGGTGGTAGCGCTCACTGCGGTTACCGATGCCCTACTGAAGGAGGAATGATGCAGCTTAAGCTCATTGATGAGACCGGCACCGAATACTGGACCGCCAGCGAATGCGCCGCCTATCTAGGTATCGCCCCCGACACCTGGACAGCATACGTTAGCCGGGGCCAAGCGCCAGCATCTGCCACCCGGTGGCATAATCTCCGGGTGTGGAGCGCTCGTGAAGTACAGCAGTGGCATGAGCAGCGCCCACGCCAGGCACCACGCTCAACCCCCCAATAACGCGAAAAACTCCCCCTACCTGATGCCTAACGTCAGGTAGGGGGAGTTTTATGTTTGTTCGGGTGATTGGGCTGGTGCCGACTGGGCGCACTGTGGTGGCCACCCGATGACGGAGGCGACCGTGGCAGGGATCGGCGGCGCACCCGGAGGATCTGGATAGTCGGCCATGATGTCGAAAAAAGTCGAGGCGACCCGCGCATGCAGCTCGCGTTCTCGTTGCATTTCTTCCACTTTGGCTTCGAGAATGGCCACACGGGTGGTTAGCCACTCGCGCAAGTCCTGGGCGGCTTTGTCTACCGCCGCCGCTTTACGCTCCAAGGCAGCTGCTTTGTCGGCTTCGCGCTCGGCGCGCCGGTCAGCCCTGATTTTGTAGGCGCCGCCGATGGCTGTCACGACCGCCAGCATGATGGCCTCTGAGGCGCTGATGCGCTCCCAGACGTTACCCCATGCGGCGCTGTGGGCGGGTGGGGTATCCAGCACCAGCATCACCGCCGGCGCTATGCCCATCATTCGGCGTGCTCACCACCCGGCGCAGTGTCGCGGGCGTCTAGCTCGGCGCGGACGGCGTCACGCACTGCGGCGATGACATCGACGGGGGCGGTTTGGGCGGCAACTACGGCGCTGATTGTGGCGCCAGTGGAGGGGGTGACGCCGTTTTTCGTGAGGCGGGCGGCGATGCCTGCGGCGATAGCGGCTGCCGCGCCAACCAGGACGGCAGTGGAGTCGGCGCGGCCGGTAGCGGCGTAGGCTGCGGCCAGGGTTGCCAGGGCGCCTGCCACACCGCCGAGGGATGCGTTGACCGTGTTAGCGAATCGCCGATACCAGGGCTGGGCCTCGATGGCGGTTGCGATGGCGGCTTGGACGGCATCGAGGGTGGGGTTGATAGTGGTCATTACTTTTCTCCTTCTAGGTCTAGGATTTCAACAAACGATTGGCCGCTGGCCAGGCGCTTGTGGACGTCACCGGGGGTGAGGCCGGTGGCCTGGGCGGTTTCCAGCACCGCCTGCTCATGCAGGCGAGCGTCGGCGTTGAGCACGAAACCGGTTAGGGTGTCGATGGGTTCGTCGGTGGTGCGGTAGCCGCTGCGGCTGGGTAGGCGGCGGGTCAGAATGGTGTGGATGTCATCAATCTTGCGTGCTAAGTCTTCTTGGCGGTCTTGGGGGAGTCCCATGAATAATCCTTCCTGCGATGGTGCGGTTGAGTATGCGTATCCCTTGGGTGGGATAAGTGTTGCTAGCTGTTCAAGTCCAAGCCAGTAGCCGTATGGCCAGAAACCCGAGTCGGCAACCCACACGCAGGGGTCGCCGTTCTCGTCTTCCCCGGTACCCATGATGGCGATGTAGTGGAATACGACGCCGCCGGAGTATGCGGGGGAGACCGACCCGTTCACCCCTCGCGGGTAGTTGTCTGGCGGCGCAACAATATTGGCGACGACGCCGTGTCCTGCGTCAATGCTGGCTGTGATGTCGTCCCATAGCAGTTCGGTCTGGGTTGGGGTTGGCGGGTCATTCGGCATCACCCGATACTCGTACAGGGCACCGGGGATGTACCGGTTGAGCACCGGGGGCATGCGGTCGATACTGCTGGTGCCTTCGGTGGTTGTTCCTAGCTCAACGGCAAGCGCGGATTCGTCGATGAGGTTGCCGGTTGCCGCCCGGATCACGGTTTGGCACGACGCAGGTCCACAAAAGTAGTTAGTGTCTTGGGTTACTTGGTCGCGTGAATACGGCAGTATTTTCTCTGCCATAGGGGTCTCCTTCCTGAGGATGCGTAGGGCTAGCCGGTAGCGGCGCTCACGGTCGTCAAGCCCGTTGGTCCCGCCGTTGATGCGGCGGGTCACACCGATGATGTCGCCGTCATCGGCTAGCTGGTTGATGTCAGGGCGGGCGACTGTCCAGTAGTAGGATGCGGAAAGCCACCCCCAGCGGGGCGTGGCCACCAGCTCCGGCTGGCGTACAAACACCTCCGGGTTCTCTATCAACCCCTGGGCGTGACACCAGTCGCCAAAAGCGCGGAAATTGTTTTTGCCTGTCAGCTGGATGGGGCCCGCGCCACGCCACTGCTCTCCCTCCCCCGGCCCATGCCCCAGATCAGTACGACCCCGCAAATAATAACCCGGGTCTATTTCCCGGAAATAGCGTAGGCCTGCGGATTCATGACCTACCTGAGCCAGAAACATTGCCTGGCGCAACGCAGTTGTGCACTGGGCGCGTTGCATAGCCTCATTTGCCGCCGCCACGTGTTGGCTGTAGTCGATATCGCCACCCATGATCGCGGCAAGCTGGGCGGTAGTGACCATAGTTCCCTCCTTCCATGAAGAAACCCCAACACCGCGATGGGTTGCTGGGGTTGAAGATTTTAAATAGTGGGATCAGCTAGCTGAATTGTAAACCGCTGTCGCATACCCCACTGTGGAATCTGATTGGGAAAACTGCACATAAACGTCACCGTTAGGAGAAATCGACATCCAGCCTGGATATGCAAGCTTCGTGGGGGTATACACCGCGATATAGCAGGCATTTGATGGGCGGAAAGCATAAGGGAGCGTGCCCTGGGAGCCCGAAGAATTTATATTCACATATAGGAATACGATCCTGCCGATTTTTTTGGCAGTCGAGTTATTTCGTAATACGCTTTCGTTTTCTATTCGGCCCAGTTTCTCCAGCTCAGTGTCCACATAGCCCTTGGTAGCAGCCTGGTCCCTATAGCTCGGGTCTGCTACTGTGACATGACCCCAGGGGTCGCGGACAACGAGGGTATTACCCCCCGTAGTATCTGTGATTTCCGGCAGATCAGTGATATCGGCCTTTGTGTGCGTGTGTCTGGCTGCCGCTTTGCCGGCTAGCGCTGTGTCCAGGCCGGTGATTTGGCTGGTTGTGTGGGTGTGTGACGCTGGTGCTTTGCCTGCCAGCGCTGTATCTAGTCCTTGGACTTGACCAGTAGTGTGGCTGTGCCGGCTGATTCTTGCATCCACGTATCCTTTATGCACTGCAGCGGCGTCGTTGCGGATAGCGTCGTCAGCTATGGTCAGCACTCCGTTCGATTGGGTTTTGACGAACCCCTGGGTTTGGGCAGCTACGCTGTACCCGTTGACGCCGGCTGTGACGATGCGTGGGCTGTCGGCGGTGCCGGTGAGGTCGCCTGCCAGTTGGATTTTTCCTTGCACCGTGGCGGTAGCGGGGGGCACGCCACTGGCGGCGTGGCCTGCGGATTCTTTAGCTGCCGCGGCTGCCTGCGCTGCTTGGGTGGCTGATTGCTCGGCTTTCGCTACGGCGGCTTTCGCGGCGTCCCCGGCAGCAATCATCTTCTGGTACAGCTCGACAACCCGGTCACGCTCGTCTGGGGTAAGGTCGCGGCCATTGTCCAGCGCCTCGGCAAACGTCGCGGTGCCGGGGCGGATAGCGATGTGAATGGGCTCGCCCAAAGTGCCGCTGTAATCAGGGATACACACGGCAGCGCCAAGCTCGATATCGGCGGTGAATTTACCGCCGGTGACGGGAACAATAGTGGGAGCGGGGAGAATAACCGTAACGGCTGTCTCTTATAACCCTC